GCTTGAAAAGGACTCAGAGTGACTAAAAAGGCTCAGAAGGGCTTAGAAGGGCTCTCAGAGGCTAGGGAAGGGGTAGTAGAACCTCGTTATGGGTCACAAGTGCCTAGAATCCGCTCCAAGCCGCTTGATTTGCCCACTCGAGGCGATGAGATGATTCAGTTCTGCAAAGATATTGGATTTCCGTTGCTACCTTGGCAAGAACAATTGGCTCGAGATTGCCTTCGATATAAACCAGATGGTCGCTGGGCTCACCCTTTAATCGGCATCATGCTTCCGAGACAACAAGGAAAGTCTACCTTTATGGCGCTTAGGATTTTATTCGGTATTTACATACTGGACGAAAAGATGCACCTGGCTACTGCACACACCCTTAACACAGCTGCTGAAATCTTCTACAAGGTTGGGCTTATGATCGAAGATAGCCAATTGCTACTAGATAACTTTGACAAGAAGTACGAAAGCAAAGGTTCGCAGGAGATGCGCTTTAAGAATGGCGCAAGATACCTAATTAGAGCAGGTAACTCGGCCGCTCGAGGTATTGCTGCCCCTGATGTAATCCACATCGATGAATTGCGTGAGTTCGATACCGAGGATGTCTGGTCTTCAATGCGATTTACTCAGATGTCTAACCCTAATCCGCAATCTTATGTTTATTCAAACGCAGGTCACGCCAATTCGGTTTTATTGCTCAAGTTTAGAGAACGAGGGTTAGCAGCTAGTGAAGGAGCCGATGATTCAATCGGTTGGTTCGAGTGGAGCGCTGTGCCGGGCGCGGAGATTACCGACAAAGAAGCCTGGTATCAATCAAACCCATCTTTAGGCCACACAGTCCACGAAGACAACATCAAAGACGCACTATCGGATCGAGAAGACATATTTAGAACAGAAGTCCTGTGCCAATTCGTGTCCATGATCAACCCAGTTATATCTGAGGCGGAATGGAAGAAATGCAAGGCAGAAGTAACAGCGCTAGACATTGAGAAAGATACTTGGATGGCTATTGATCTCAGTCCAGACAGAAAACACGGATCGCTCGTGGCTGGCCAGAGGATCGATGGTGATAAGTTCATGGTTACGTTGCTTCACACTTGGTTCAACCCAGTTGCCCTCGATGATAAAGAAATGGCTAACGACATTGCATTTTGGGTGCGTAAGTTCCCAGTCAATCAAGTTGCCTATAGCAAATCTACTGCCGGATTCGTGGCAGCTCGATTACAACCGGCAGGAATCCCGATGTATGAAATTGGCGGTCAGGATTATCAGCAGAGTTGCGATGAATTCGTTTCGGCCGTGACTTCGATGAGACTTCAGCATGGAGATCAGGAAGAACTCACTAAACAAGTCCTAAGCGCTGTAAAACTTAACAAAGGTGACGGTGGTTGGGTTATGGGACGCAAGGCTTCAGGTATTGTCTGCGGAGCGGTAGCGGCTGCGATGGTTACTCACTTTGCGACACGGGCAGAATCGGAAGTAGACATTCAAATAGGATAATGTCTAAAAGTTGGACAGTTCGTGTATAATATGTCCAATGGGAATTCGGGATATCTTTACATCAAAGCCTTCTGTAGAAATTACAGTCGATGCGGCTTCTACACCTGCGCCGTTTAATAACACCGCTTCATTTAACCCTTTTGTATTTACCCAATCGGTAGCATCACGCCAACAGGCCATGGCCGTCCCAACAATCGCTCGCGCACGAAACATAATTTGTAGCACACTAGCTGGGCTACCACTTGAGCAGTATTCAAAACTTAATGGCGCACATCTTCCAACTCCAGGAGTAATCAACCAGCCAGACCCTCGCGTTCCTGGTTCTGCTATCTACGCATGGTTGGCAGAAGACTTACTATTTCACGGAATTGGTTACGGCCAAGTCCTTGAGCAGTACGGAGATACAGGACGCGTCCGTTCATGGACTCGCGTAGCTCCAGATCGCGTAACACCTAAACTTAATCATTTACAGACAGAGATAGTTGGCTACCAAGTCGATGGATCAGTCGTTCCCAATCAAGGCGTAGGATCGCTTGTCGTATTCTATGGACTAGATGAAGGAATCCTTAATCGCGCTGGTCGCACAATCCGCGCAGCTCACGCGCTAGAGCAAGCGGCAGAAACTTTTGCTAAAGAGCCAGTACCTTTACAGGTTCTTAAGTCTAACGGCACTAATCTCCCAGCAGAACGCATTTCTAAACTTCTGGAATCATGGCGTAATGCTCGACTAACCAAGTCCACAGCGTTTCTTAATGCTGATGTTGAATTGCAAGCGTTGGGCATCGATCCAGCCAAACTACAGCTCAATGAGGCTCGTCAATATGTCGCTCTGGAATTGGCTCGCGCTTGCAACCTACCTGCATATTTCGTAAGTGCTGAAACAACCAGCATGACCTACTCAAACTCAGTTTCAGAGCGTCGTAGCCTAATTGATTTCTCCATGAAACCAATTCTTACAGCTATTGAGCAGCGTTTATCAATGCCGGACTTTATTGCTTCGACTGGCGAGATTCGCTTCTCGCTTGATGAGTTCCTACGCACAGACGCACTACAACGCGCACAAGTTTACGAAATTCTTAACCGTATCGGTGCTATGAGCGTCGAGCAGATTCAAGAAGAAGAAGACCTGATCGACAACAAGGAGAACAGTTAATGAAGATAACAATGCCCGTAGCCATCACGGCTGCCGATGCAGAGTCACGCATCATCGCTGGACGCATCGTGTCCTGGAACGCTGAAGGCAACACCTCAGCAGGTCGGACAATGTTCGAGAAGGATTCGATCAAGATGTCTAAAAACACCAAGCTAGTGCTTCAGCACGACACAACAAGACCGCTTGGGAAACTCGTAAGTTTTGAGCAAGACGATCAGGGCATTATTGCAGAATTTAAGATCGCTAAGACAACCGCTGGTAATGACGCATTGGAAGAAGCCGCTACTGGCCTTCGTTCTGATTTTAGCGTCGGCGTAGATGTTGAAGAGTGGGATAACAAAGATGGCGTCATGGCCATTAGCGCATCTAACTTGATCGAGGTCAGCCTCGTCACAGACGGCGCGATTCCAGGCGCTGAAGTCGCAAAAGTAGCGGCAGTAGAAAACGAAGTTTCTGAGCCAACTCAGGAAGAAATACCATCAACCACAGAAGGAGAACAAGTGCCAGACACTACCGTTCCAGAAGTCGCTCCTGCCGCAGAAACGGTAGAGGCTGCAAGAGTCGAAGTTAAGGCTGCAACTGCACCTTACAATTCGACAACAGTTCGTAACCCTATCGTTGATAAGGCTTCTTATCTCGAGCATTCAGTCCGCGCTTCACTTGGTAACGAGACATCAAAGATGTACGTTGCAGCAGCAGCAGACACAACAGACAACGCTGGTCTAGTACCAACACGTCAGCTAACAGAAGTTATCAATGGCATCTCAAACGCAGATCGTCCATTTATTGACTCAGTATCTCGCGGAGCTCTACCTGATGCAGGTATGACTTTTGAGATTCCTAAGATCACAGTTGCTCCAACAGTTGCAGTAGCATCTGAAGGCGGCGCACCATCAGAGACAGATATGAATTCAGCGTTTGTTTCTGTAAATGTTCAGAAGTTTATTGGCCGTCAGACATTCAGCCTAGAGCTTCTCGATCGTTCATCACCTGCATTCTTTGCAGAACTCGTACGTCAGATGGAGTTCGCATACGCAAAGGCTACAGACACAGCAGTCGGAACAGCGTTGATTAACGGTGGAACAGACGGCGGAAACCGCGCAGCGATCACAACAGGTGCACTTGCAGCTGACTTCGTATCAGATGCAGCAGTTTCAATTTACAAGGGCACACTCGGATTTGCCGAGAACATCGTTGTATCTCCAGAACAATGGGGCGCACTTATGGGATTGGTCGATTCTTCAAACCGTCCAATCTTTACACAGACAATCAACCCACAAAACGCAGGTGGCAATCTAACTGCAACTGCAGTTCGTGGAAACCTTCTTGGACTCAATCTTCGCGTATCACGTGCGCTAACAGATGGTTCAGGAATTGGCGATAACACAATGATCGTCATTAACCCAGATGCGTACACATGGTACGAATCACCACGCCTATCACTTCAGACAAACCTTATCTCAACAGGTCAGGTAGAAGTCGGCTATTACGGTTATGGAGCAGTGGCCACGAAGCTTGGCGCTGGATCATACCGTTACATGGTCGCGTAGTCACAAACTAATCATGGGGGGGCGGTTGCTCCCGATCGCTCCCCCAGTCGTTTACTAGAGAGGATGTAGAGATGGCAACTATCGCCACCGTAGCAGAACTAAGGTCGATCCTTGGCGTTTCTACATCCCTTTATAGTGACGCTTATTTAACAGATGTAATTGATACAGCTGAGGCCGTAATCTTGCCTATGCTAGTCAAGTACGCATCGCCAATTTCAGCAGTAGAACTAGAAGACAATATCGCCACCTATCAAGTGTTAGGCGAGAACAACTTTGCAGAGGGTCAGAGCGTAGTCATCACAGGATGCGGCTCCCCTTTCAACGGAACTTTTACTATCCTAGAATCTAGCAACTATGACGTAGATACCTTTATCGTCAATTCAAACTCTCGCATATTCGTCGATGGAGTTTACAGAGATTTCAATGGTTTCTTTACAGTATCAATTACAAATGCAGACATCACAGAGCGCAAGGTCATCCCTTCAGGGTTGGCTACATTGTCCGGTGCTTCTACTTATGTCGGGGTTTCAGCAGTAGAGTCAGCAGTTTTGGCAGTATCCGTAGAGGTCTTCCAATCTCGCATCGCTCCAGGTGGCCAGATCGAGGGCGTAGATTTTACTCAGGTTTCGCCTTATCGTTTAGGCCGTAGTCTTTTCAACAGAGTATCGGGGCTTCTAGGTGCTTACATCGACACCGATTCCATGGTGCAATAATGCCTAACACAATCTTAGACACAGTTCGTCAGCCACTAGCTACAGCCTTTGCCAACGTAGCAGGCAACGTGTACGCGTACGTCCCAGAGGCTCCTATGGTTCCTTTCGTAGTCACCGTCCCAGATTCACCTTATCTCGAATTAGAGACAATCGGTAAGACCACACTTCACACAAAAATCAATCTTGTTATTTCGGTTGCAGTTGCTTACAACTCGAACCCAGCATCACTCGATAATCTCGAGCAACTAGTAATGAGCGTTCTGAAAGTTATCCCAGTCGGGTACACAATCGGATCGGTTGAAAAACCAACGGTAACTCAAGTCGGCCCATCCAATTGCTTGGTTGCCGATATCAGAGTATCCACCTACTACACACAAACAAACTAAAGGACAAACATGGCAACCGTCGTAATCACAGGTCGCGATATTTCTCTATCTTTCACAGGTGGAACAGATATCGAAGCTCAGGCACTTTCAGCAGTTCTCACAAAGACAAACCTTCGTGAAACTTACCAAACTCTCGATGGAGAGGCTTACAAGACAACCAATGTTGAGGCAACTTTCGCGCTTTCAATGTTGGCTGACTGGGGCAAGGCAAGCTCAGTATGCGAGGCTCTATGGGCTGCAGCTGAAGCACCAGAAACCACAATTTCAGTAACACTCACCGCTGCTACAGGCGCTCAGTTCGTGTTCCCAATTCTTCCAGAGTTTCCAACTGCTGGTGGAGCTGGAACAGATGCTCAGACTGTAGACTTTACATTCAAGGTAGCTAACGGAGCAGTAACAGAAACCTTCAGCTAAAAACTAGAAACGGGAGCAAACAATGCAACAGAACATAACAATTAAATATATTGACGGAACAGAAACCACTTACCAGGTGCGTCCGCCAGATTACGCTAAATGGGAATTAACCACTAAAAAGGTTATTGCTCAGTTTGGCGGAATGTGGGACATTCTTTATGTAGCTCATAGCGCTATGAAAAGAGATGCCGGGGGCAAACCAACTAAGCCGTTGGATGTATGGATGGAATCAGTCGCTGATGTTGAAGTCGGTGATGAGAGCCCAAAAGTCATCCAAGAGGAAGCGTAAGCCGACTCTTAGTAGAACTGGCAATCGCTACTCGAATCCCTATGGATCATTGGCGAACAGGTGAGGATATCTTAACTGCTATAGAAATACTGGAAGAGAGAAATCGTGGCAAGTGAACTAGTAGCACTAGACCAGACTGAACTCCGCAAAGTATTCAAAGCGCTTAAAGGTATGACGGATGAAGCAAAAGATGAAGCGAAACGCCAGTCGGGAGCGCTGGCGGAATTCGCTCGATCAGAGATTATCCAGACGGCTAACTCTCGTCCTAGTCGAGCAGTCGCAGGACGGATCGCGAGCGGAGCCCGTGTAAAGAAGTCGAGCCGTATCGGTGAAATCACTTACGGTTTCGCTTCTCAGAAGTTCTCGGGTGGAGCATCGACTAAGGATATCTGGGGCGGTTCTGAGTTCGGTTCTAACAAGTTTAAGCAGTTCCCAGTCTGGTCAGGCCGTGAAGGTCGTGGATCAAAGGGCTGGTTTATCTACCCAACGTTACGCAGGATTCAACCTGAGATAGTCGCAAAGTGGACTGCCTCATTCGATAAGATTCTAAAGGAGTGGACATAATGGCCTCAGCATCAAGAGCCTTAACCCTTAAACTCCTTGCGGACGTTGATAACTTTACAAAGAATCTTAATAAAGCTGACGGAGAAGTTACTTCATTTGGTAGCAAAGTCACTGATTTCGGCAAGAAGGCAGGGCTGGCCTTTGCAGTTGCTGGAGCCGCCGCCGCCGCTTACGCTGGCAAACTGCTAGTCGATGGAGTCAAGTCTGCAATCGCAGATGCCGCTGCACAAGAGCGTTTAGCCAAAACACTTGAGAACGTCACTGGGGCTACAGAAGCGCAGATAGCCGCTACAGAAGATTACATCACTAAAACATCTTTAGCCTTTGGCGTGACTGACGACGAATTAAGGCCGAGCATAGAGCGCCTGTCTAGAGCCACAGGCGATTTACAAAAGGCACAAGAATTACAAACTATCGCCATCGATGTTGCAGCAGGTAGTGGCAAGTCACTAGAGGCAGTCACAAATGCCTTGGCTCGAGCAGCTGAAGGCAACACCGCATCTCTTGGTCGTTTGGGTATTGGTCTATCTAAGGCTGAATTAGCAACCCTAAGCATGGAGCAGATTACCGCTAAATTGGCTGATACTTTTGAAGGCCAAGCCTCAGCTAAGGCCGATACATTTCAAGGTAAGTTAGATCGTCTTAAGATAGCCTTCGATGAAGGCAAGGAGACAGTCGGCGTATTTATTCTCAATGCCATCACCCCATTGGTTGATTTGATTGTCCAGCGCGTAGTACCGGGCGTACAAATGTTTATCGATTCAATCGGTGGAGAAAAGGGAATTAACACCGTTTTAAGCGGATTTATCTCAGCAGCTAAGTCAATCTTCATTCCAGTCTTTCAGGGTATTCAATTTGCTTTCGATAAGATTAAAGATGCAGTATCAGATAACAAAAAAGAGTTTCAAGCCCTAGTAGAGTTTTTGCAGAAGTACGTGGCTCCATTCTTAGGTGGAGCATTCAAGCTCGCTATTCAAGGTATTGGTCTTGCTATATCAGCAGTCGTCGATGTGGTCGGAGCCCTTATCCGTGGATTCCAAACACTCATTAGCCTAGGCTCAAAGATAGGCGGTTCCATAGGTGGAGCCTTTGGCGGAGGTCGAGCAACTGGTGGCCCAGTAATGCGTGGAACAACTTATCTCGTAGGAGAACAAGGCCCAGAACTATTCACACCTTCAAGTAGCGGAAGCATTATTCCAAACAACGCTTTAGGTAAAGGCAATCAAACAATCAACCTCACCGTCAATGGAGCCATCGATCCTGAAGGCACAGCCCGAACAATCGTGAATATCCTTAACAACTCTGCCGCTCGAGGCACGTTAGGCGCGGCAGGATTCTCCACGCCATGACGGCCTACACACCCGATTTTAAGGTACTAATCGATAGCGTTGAGTTATCAAACATAACAATAGCCGACCTGACCATCACGTCAGGTCGTACCGATATTTACCAGCAACCAGTCGCCGGGTATTGCCAGTTACAATTGCTTAACCTAAATAATTCTAGTTACGATTTCACAGTCGGAACGGGCTTGACGGTTGAGGTCACAAACTCAGTCGGGACTTATGTTCCCATCTTTGGCGGCGATATCTCAGACTTCACAATCACGGTAAATAGCGCAGGGTCTAGGGGTTACACCACAGTTGCCACTATCACGGCTTTGGGCGCTTTGGCTAAACTTCCTAAGATTATTGATCCTGGGCAACTATCCCAAGATAAAGATGGGGATCAAATTTATGATCTTCTTTCAGATTATCTTCTGGGTTCTTGGAACGATGTTCCTGCCGCAGAGACTTGGGCTAATTACAATCCTACGGAGACTTGGGCAAATGCCGTTAACATTGGATTAGGCGAGATCGATCGTCCTGGCAATTACGACATGATTTCTCGGCCATCAAATAATACAGACCTTTATTCACTTGCTACCGCTATTGCGACCTCAGCCTTTGGAGTCCTATATGAGGATGCAAACGGTAATATCGGGTATGCAGACCAAACACATCGACAGGATTACTTGGCCGCTAATGGTTACACCACATTAGATGCCAACCATGCTAACGGCATCGGATTATCAGCCACGACTCGCGCTGGTGATTTACGAAATCGATTCACGATCAATTCTGGTCAAAACGCTGGCCATACCTATACTGCTGAAGATTTGGTCAGTCAATCCATTTATGGAGTTTATGGAGAGGAATACACTTCTCGCATTAGACAAGTTGCGGACGCTGAGGCTTTAGCTGATCGATACATCGAGCTAAGAGCAAACCCTTACCCTAAGTTTCAAAGCATTACTTTCGTCCTTGGAAACCCTGAGATCGATGATGCTGATAGGGACGCTTTAATAAACATCTTTCTGGGTCAGCCCGTATGGATTCAGAATTTACCGCCCAACATTACCGGCGGATCATTCCAGGGCTATATCGAAGGATGGACGTTTAGGGCGAGCCTCAATAACTTAACCGTGACTTTCAACGCTTCTCCTATAAACTTCTCTCAAGTTGCGGTAAAATGGGAGCAAGTAAACGCGGCAGAAACCTGGAATACACTTAACACAAGCCTAACCTGGCTAGATGCGATTGGAGCAGTAGCGTAATGGCAACAACAACAACTAACTTTGGATGGGATATACCCCAGTCCACAGACCTAGTAAAGGATGGCGCTACGGCTATCGCGGCCTTGGGTCAGGATATCGACACTGCCCTTATTGACCTTAAGGGTGGCACAACTAACCAAGTTCTATCAAAGGCTTCTAATACAGATTTGGACTTTACTTGGACCAGCAACACGGGTCTAGTTTTCATAAAATCTCAAGTTATCGGTTCTGCGGTATCTGCCGTTACCGTAACTTCGGCCTTTAGCGCTACTTACGATAATTATCTCATCACAATAAATGGCGGAGTAGCTTCGACTAATAACACTTTAGACTTAACGCTAGGCTCGACAACAACCGGTTACTATTATTTTGGTGCCTATGGCAATGCTACTTCATCCACAGTTTCAGGCGATAATGGCAATAACGCGTCAAGTTTTAGATACGTCGGCAGCGGCGACACTAACCTTTTGTCTGGTCAATTTACCTTGCAAAATCCAAACCTTGCAAAGGCAACTACTATTTATGCAACTTCGGTAAGAACTGGCACAGGCAATATAAACCTGTTATTCAACGGCAGCGAAACCTCAACAACGCAACACACAGCTTTCACCTTGACTGCCAACACTGGAACGATCACAGGTGGAACTATCCGCGTCTACGGCTACCAGAACTCATAAGGATATAACATGACATATAAAATTCAGATAGATGATGTAGTCAGAGATGCTCTGCCAAAAGAAATTGAAGCTATCGAAGCTGCACTAGCTGAGACGGCAAACGAGGCGAAAATTCAAGCCGAAAAGGCAGAAGCAAAGTCTGCATTACTTGAGCGACTAGGCATTACTGAAGATGAAGCGAAACTTCTATTCGGATGAAACCCGTACTTTGCAAAGCAGGGCAGCAACTTCGAGAACAATTTGATGATTCCTTCTCAGATCGTGATCGCACTTCCGATGGTTGGATCGGCGACTTACGTCATTCAGCGCGCCCTAGTGATCACAACCCTGATGCAAAGACTGGGGTGGTTAGAGCGATCGATGTTGATCGAGATGTCTTTGGTACTGCCAAGCCCGACCTCATGCCCGATATTGCTGATCAAATTCGACTTTGCGCCAAAAAAGGCGACAAGCGCGTTGCCTACATCATCTTCAACGGGCGAATTGCAAGCTCTCGCATGGGCTGGCGCTGGCGCAAGTATTCTGGAAGCAATCCGCATAATCATCATTGCCACATCTCTTTCACTAAGCAAGGCGATGCAGACAGTTCGTTCTTTAATATCCCGTTACTAGGAGGCACAAATGGCTGAGTCTTACAATTACACGATAGACCAGGGAGCCGACTGGTTTCTTACAATTCAGTATAAAGATTCTGCCGGAGCCGCTATCAACCTAACAGGGTACACAGCCGCAATGCAATTCCGCCTGGTATCTTCTAACACCACAGCTCTCAACTTGACGTCATCCTCAGGAATTACTATTACTGCCAACACAGGTACTTTGGCAATCCGTGTGACTGCCGCTCAATCTGCCGCTTTAGAAGCTGCTCAGTACGATTATGAATTAGAGATCACTTCATCCGGTGGAGTAGTTACTCGATTGATCCAAGGACTTGCGACGGTCGATGGGCAACTAACTCCATGACCGACACAATTGTTATCCAACCTCAGATAAACACATTAACAATCACAGAAGACGTTAATAATGTAGTTATCTCATCCGCTGGAGCCCAAGGCATACAAGGCCCTACGGGAGCCACTGGAGCCACTGGAGCCACTGGAGCCACAGGGGCGCAAGGCCCATCTGGCGTAGTTACAGTCAATGCTCCACTCACTAACGCTGGAACTTCTAGTGCTGCCAATCTTTCAATATCGGCTGGTACTACTTCTGCCGCTGGAGCCTTGCAACTTACCGACTCGGTAGCCTCAACATCGACGACAACAGCGGCAACGCCTAACGCGGTTAAGACTGCTTATGATTTTGCTAGTAGCCAAGTATTGCCGTTTATTACAGGTTTTTATTACAAAGGCGTTGCACCCAATTTAGGAGCCACAGGGGCGGCCGTTGCTCAACGTACTTATTATGTCCCATTCTTTCTGCCAGTCGCAACAACTTTTGATCGAATACTCGCGAAATCAGGATCGACCTTCGCAGGCAGTTCAATAGTACGTTTAGGCATCTATAATGCATCTGCCGCTGGTGTACCAAGTACCGTGCTTTTAGACGCTGGAACCGTTAATTTTACTTCTACGAACCAAAGTTTACAAATAACTATCAGCGTTACGTTGCAACCAGGTTTATATTTTCTAGCGGCTAATTCACAAACTGCTGCTGGAACTAATACTTACGTTGCAGTGGCATCTAACCAAGGATCTTCTTATACTGGAATGCCTTATGACGGCGGTCTTCTTATGTATCAGTATTATCAACAATCTTCAGTCTCGGGCGCATTCGCCACAGCATCGGGAGCAACTCTAGGAGCTCTTTCTGGAGCGATTGCTGCTTTCTTAAGGGCGGCATAATGAAACTAATTACCTATGGCATCGGCGGCTACGACCCAACCAAGCCAAATAACAACATCGTTGAAGAACTCGACATCCCAGATCAGGAGACAGAATGAACATGAAGCACCCAGTAGTAATTTCAGTCGGAGCATTCCTAGCCGTCTGGGGTACAACGTCAAACTTCGCTCTCGACTATCGCGCCATCCTTGGATCGATCGTCGCTGGAGTGTTCGGATACGCGAGCCCTAAAAAGTAATGGACGCGGTAGATATTGCGGCAGTCGCCGTAGGAATCGTTACAGTCCTTGGCGGAGTAGCTGCTTATCTACAGTTCTTGGTGAAGCATTACCTAAATGAACTCAAGCCCAATGGCGGCTCATCGATCAAAGATCAAGTTAATCGACTAGAAGCGCGTGTCGATACAATTATCGAATTACTAGGTAAGTCACACTAATTCCATGGCACGAAAGAAAGTCATCGATCTCGATACTTACTCACAGCTTGATCAATATGCAATCTGCATGCATGAGTTCTATAAAAGTCTCAGACGCGCAGGTTTTGCCGTTGATCTATGTCTGGCGATCATTACAGATCGTGAAGCGTATCCCGACTGGCTTATGCCATCGATCCCCGACCGAGTGGATCGCCTACCCTATGAGGATGATGACGAGGATTAAATGAAGCGCATAGTCATAGTGAGCGACCTACAGGTTCCGTTCCACGATCGACACGCAGTCAAGAATCTAGTTAGTTTTATTAGTAAGTTTAAGCCTCACGAAGTCGTTACAATTGGCGATGAGATTGATTTCAACACAATTAGCAAGTGGTCAGAAGGGACACCAGAGGCTTATGAGCAGACTCTTGGAGATGATCGCGATGAGGCTGTTCAGGTACTTTACGACCTACAGGTGACACAGATGATCCGATCCAATCACACGGATCGCCTTTATACGCAGATCATGCGTAAAATCCCGTCATTCTTGTCATTGCCAGAGCTGCGCTTTGAGAAATTTATGCAGCTTGACCAGTTAGGTATTACCTTTCATCGCAAGCCTTACAACATCGCACCTAACTGGATAGCAGTCCATGGCGACCATACCCCTATTAAGTCACAGGGCGGTCTTTCAGCCCTTGAGGCAGCCCGTAGGCATGGCAAAAGCGTCATCTCAGGGCATACTCACAGAGCAGGGCGATCATCGTTCTCAGAGGCCTCTGGAGGCCGTATAGGGCGTGTCTTGCATGGGGTCGAAGTGGGAAACCTTATGGACTTTAGTAAGGCGTCATACACAAAGGGATCGGCTAACTGGCAACAGGCCTTTGCCATCATGTATGTCGAGGGTAAAAATGTGCAGGTTGATCTTATCTACATCGAGAAAGACGGCACATTCGTAGTCTCAGGCAAGCGCTATGGACGACCTAGATAACGAGCTAGACAGAGACATCGATGACCATATCGATGGAGCAGAATCGTTACCATTTCGTTATCTGAATATCTAAAAATTCCCCCTTAGAGCATGAGACAGTAGAGTCAAGGATGAAGGGCATCCACAGAAAGGCTCCAACATGTTCGATCCATCATTAGGCGATTTAATTGCCATGATTGTCTTATCCGCACTATATTTTCATCTAGGCCGTATAGTCGGCATTCGCGTAGGTTATCTAAAAGGCCGCAAGGCAGTCCGAGATTACTACGAGACAAAGGAAAGGGTGCGAGTGTGAAAGCAAGTGAAGTCCTATTATCAGCTACTGACATTATTGGAGACCGAGGACGAATATATGGTCATCCTCGTATCAATCAGACTCGAATCGCATTACGACTCCAACAAATGCTTGAAGTACCAATCTCAGACCATCAAGCATGTCTGGCAATGGTCGAAGTTAAACTTGCCCGATTGCAAGAAACAGCAGATCACATTGACTCCTATATCGACGCGTGTGCTTACCTTGCACTAGCTTGCGAATTGATTACAGAAAAGGACGAGCAATATGTTTAACCTTGAAGATTATGAAACAGTAGAAGAACGCTTAATTAAATTTTGGAAGGATCATCCAGATGGACAAATTCACACAAAACTACTTGATTCAGCCAGTGGCCGTTTTATTGTTGAGGCTTCTGTATATCGCACAGAGGCAGATGTTCGCCCGTGGACTACAGGTCTCGCAGAAGAAACTATTCAAGGGCGTGGTGTCAATGCGACAAGCGCGCTGGAGAATTGTGAGACTAGTGCTATCGGTCGAGCGCTTGCTAACGCAGGATATGCAACAAAGGGAAAGCGAGCG